AAGGCGATCCGTTCATCCGAAATCCATACAGAAAGGGGGAACCCGGTAAACCAAAATCGATTTTCCTTTTCGGGAGCCAGGCTCGGGGAGCGTATGTAGCCCCTAACTTATATATTTGTCACAACATATTTTTTCAACTCCCAAAAAAATTTTTTTAATATTTTTTTTTATACCTTATTGGGTACAATATTATATAATTTATTATGGAATATACCTTATAGGGTACACATTAAATTATAATAAACATACGACAGTAAATTATAATTTTTAAACGAATAGTGTGACATTAGGTAGTTATATTATTAAGTAGTAGGCTAACGTCACGTTGTAAAAACTGGGTGTTATACGTAATTGTATAAACTATACCAAAACGATTAATCATGGCTTTTAATTTAAAATCACAATCACCTTTAGAGCAGACTAGATATGTGTATAACACTATGAATCTTGGGGATTCTCCTTTGATGAAACAGAAGTTATCGCCTAAGGCTGCGAAGGCTAAAGCAGAAAGGGATTTGGCCTATGCTAAAACTGATGATCGAAGAATAAAGAAAGCGCATTCGCAAAGAATGCATCGTAAAGATCCAAAGAAAAAAAATATGGATTGGGATCATGAGGATGGCAGATGGGAGAGTGTGAAACAAAACCGCGGGAATGAAGGTGAGGGAACAAAAAAAGAAAGTGGAAAACATTATAAAATAAAATAATATGAAGATGAAAGGTATAGGTCCGCAGGGATTAGGTATTAAAGGGCACAATGGTTACTGGGTTGGAGATGCTGAACCGTGCGGATGCAGTCCACTACATAAAACAGCAGCTTGGACTCGTAAAGAAGGCAAAGATCCTAAAGGTGGATTGAACGCAAAAGGAGTAGCGAGTTACAGAAAAGAGAATCCAGGAAGTAAATTACAGACCGCAGTTACTAAAAAACCATCTGAATTAAAACCAGGTAGTAAGGATGCGAAAAGACGTAAATCATTTTGCGCTAGAATGTCTGGTATGCCAGGCCCTATGAAAAAACCAAATGGTGAACCAACTAGAAAAAAATTAGCTTTAGATAAATGGAATTGTTAAAAAGAAAAGATGGATCTAAATCTCCTAGGGGACTATGGGATAACATTAGAGCGAACAAAGGCAGCGGAAAAAAGCCAACTAAGGCTATGCTTGCCGAAGCAAAAAAAATTAAGGCAAAAAGTAAAAAATAATAAATGGCAATAATATATAGTTATCCTACACCTACGGAGCTTAATGCTTCAGATATGTTAGTTGGCTCTGCTCGGGTTGTTGAAGACAATGTGACACGCCAGGTAACGAAAAACTTTACGCTAGGGCAACTACAAGATTTTATTGGGAGCGGATTTACACTATCTACAATAGGTAACAATGGACCTGCTACACTTGTAAATAACGTATTAAACATACCTATTTATAATAACGGTAACACTTATGACTTCTTGGCGCCTTTATATAATGTTGATCAAACAGTATATATGGTTAGCGCTACAGGATCTAACGATGGCTACTTAAGTTCCACTGATTGGAACACATTTAATAATAAACAAGGAGCCATAACGTTGACAACTACTGGAACATCTGGTGTTGCAACATTTGTAAGTAATACATTAAATATACCTAATTATTCTGCGGCAGCAGTTATACCTACATTAGATGAGGTTTTAACAGAGGGGAATACTTCACAAATCAATGCTTATGTTGGCGGAGAACTTGGGTTGTATGATGGCATCAGTTTAGGGTATTGTACATTAAATGCTTTTGATAATGCATTTACTTTCAATAATTCTGATGGAGAACCTGTATTGTATTTAGAGCAAGCTGCTTTAGCAATTTCAAAATCTCCTGCAATAGCTGGGACAATATACACGACTGGGCTTTCGGTGTCAAGGAACTATAGTTTACCGGATGCATCGGGGACTATTGCTTTAACCTCAGATATACCATCATTGGCGGGATATGTTCAAACAACAAGAACATTGACAATTAATGGCACAACGTATGATTTAAGTGCAAACAGAACATGGAATGTGGGGACAGTAACTGATGTTACAGCTACAGGTCAAATAACCTCAACAGGAGGTACAACTCCAGTTATATCAACATTAATGCATACTGATCGATTGATCGGTAGAACAACGGCCGGCACTGGTGTAATGGAAGAAATCTCTGTAGGAGCAGGGCTTACATTATCAGCAGGAACATTATCAGCGACTTCAACAGGAGGAAATATTCCACACGCAACAGCAAGTGGTACCGATACATATACAGCTACAGTAACAGGAGTTACCTCCTATGCCGATGGTGATGCCTATTTAATAAGATTTACAAACGGTAATACTACAAGTGCTACCCTAAATATAAACGCGTTAGGTGCTGTGCCATTATATGAAAATAATGACGGGGCACTAATCGGGGGAGATATATGGGCAGGTGCTGAGATGCTTTGTGTTTATAATTCAGGTTCAAATATATTTCAATGTATTGGGACCTCTGCAAATAGCCTGTTCTCTTATGTCACAAATGCTGATTCCGTAGCTATAACCAAGGGGCAGCCTGTTTATGCCTTCGGGGGACAAGGGGATAGATTAACTGTTAAAAGAGCGTTCAATACTTCAGACGCGACATCGGCACAAACAGTCGGGGTTGTATTAACTTCATCAATTGGAGTAAATCAAAAAGGTATTATTATAGTTCAAGGTCTTTTAGATGGATTAAGTATTTTACCTACATCTACTTGGGCCGATGGGGATCCTGTTTACTTAGCATCCACAGCTGGCGATATTACAAATGTAAAACAATACGCACCTAATCACTTAGTGTATTTGGGTACAGTTACAACAGCAAGTAATGGTTCAGCGGGAAGATGGTATGTAAGAGTTCAGAATGGATATGAATTAGATGAACTTCACAATGTGCAAGCACAAAGTCCAACCGTAAATGATGTATTATATTATTTTGGTGGATCACCTGGACAATGGAAGACTGCGTCGATCCCGACTGTATTAGGATATACTCCATTAAGTTCAGCAAACAATGGATTAAGTCTTAGTGGAACTGTAGCTCAATTAGGAGGAACATTATTACAGTCAACCACAATTGATGGAGGTTCTTCATCAGCGTACAATTTAACATTTACAAACGGGGATCTTATAGTTAGTAATGGATCGGGAACTGGAGGAGCAAGAGGAAATATTATTTTAAGTAATAATAGAAGTATTTATTGGGGAAGTACATCGGGTAATTATATTGGAGCAGATTCTACTTCTGGAGGATTTACTTATTATGCCCCCCCAAGCACAGGTAACCATATATTTTATTCTTCTGTTAGGTTTGCAAATTATGGCTCCGGTACAAAAACTGGAACAACAGCTTACAACTTGTCTGTTACTTCGACTGGAAATATTATTGAAACAAGCCCATTAAACTTAACTACTACAGGAACAAGTGGACCTGCTACATTAGTAGGTTCTACTTTAAATATTCCTCAATATAGTGGTGGTGGCGGTGGTTCAACACCTGTTAAGTTGACTTCACAAACTTTAGCAGTTGGTTCTTGGACTTTAGTAGGAAGTTATTATACTTACTCATTCAGCAACGTTAATGTAACAACTACTTGTGATGTCTCAGTAACGCCTCAAAATGCAAGTTATTTAACAGCATATAATGCTCAAGTGCTTCCATTTGTAGGAGTAGCAGCAGGAGTAGCAACATTCTACTCACAATTTCCTCCACAAGCAGATATAACTGTGGACATAGTAATAACACAAACAACTTAAATCTAATGGCATTTAACGTACCTATAAGTTCAACAGCCCCTGTTCCAATTCCATCTGATTGGGTAAGACCATCCGATTGGATAGCAATAACTGATACCGCAAATGAGGTTCAGTTTTTAGTATGCGACACAGGGGCAAAAGCATTTACAATTACAACAACATTTACTCGAACTACAGGAAATATATATATTGATTGGGGAGACGGGGTTATTGATACAATTTCAACTACCGCTTCAACGAATACAAATCACGTTTACTCAACAGGTGGAACACCTTGCACAAGAGGTTACAATACTTTTAAAATTAGAATTTATGGAGATGCAACTTGTGTAATAACAAATGCAAAACATACACCAAACTTTTCAGCAACGGGAGGCAATCCATTTTATAATATTGGTTTGTTAGAGGCTTATTTTGGGGATGGCACCTGTAGTACTAACGCTTTTTTAGCAAACTATTTTACATCAAATGCCACAACATTAGGATATGGTAATTTTCAATTATTAGAGTATGTAAAATTTCCGTCTACTGTTTCTTGGACTTCTCAATTCCAAAATATGTTCAGTAACTGCGGAAATTTATATAAAGTAGTAATGCCCACTTCAGCAAGTTCATTGAGTATATTTAATTTAGCGTTTAATGGTTGTTCTAATTTATTAGATATAGTTTTCCCGTCAAACTCAACAATAATATCGCAAATGAGTAGCACTTTTAGTAGTTGCAGTAAATTAAGAACTGTAACTCTTCCTACTTCATTAAATACTTGCACAACGATGGCTTCTTGTTTTAGTTCCTGCTCTTCGTTAAGAAATATAACTTTCCCAAGTATTAACTTAGTAAATAGTATGCAGACTGCATTTAGTTCTTGTTTTTCATTACAATGGATTAAGTTTACTTCGTTACCTGTTCCCGTTTCTCCAAGTACTGCTGTAACATTTAATGGAGCTTTTCAAACTTGTACAAATTTACAAAATGTTTATTTTCCAAGTTCTTGTTCTTCAAATGCAATATATGATTTTGGAAATGCATTTAGTGGGGATTTAAGATTAAAAAATATTGTTTTCCCAACAAATTTTAATGCTTCAACTTTATTAGGGTGTTTTAATGGTTGTACATCAATAACAAGCATTTCTTTTCAATCTCCAATGCCTAATTTAACTGATATTGGTTCTGCGTTTAGTACTTGTTATATGTTAAGTTCGTTGACATTACCTAATACAGTTTCATCAAGTGGAATTAATATGGCACAAACTTTCAATCAATGTTGGTCTTTAACTAATATTACAATACCTTCAGGATGGTTGATTACAAGTTTAACAAACTGTTTTAATGGGTGTTTATCTATTATATCAATAACATTACCTAATAATGCTCAAAATAGTTGTACTTCACTATCTACAGCATTCCAAAACTGTGTTAGATTAACATCTGTTACATTGCCTACAAGTTTAAATGCTTGTACAACTTTAGTAAGTACATTTCAAGGTTGTCTTTCTTTGCCATCAGTTACTTTACCAAGTTCACTAAGTGCTGTTACTACAATGGGTAATACCTTTTCAGGATGCTATAGTTTATTATCAGTTAATTTACCCACAAGTATGTCAAACTGTACTAATTTTTCAGGTACTTTTTCTAATTGCTATTCAATTACATCTATAACTTTACCAAGTACAGTATCATCTTCTTTGACTACTTATTCTACTTTGGCAAATGGGTGTGTAAATTTAGTAACATTAACATTGCCAACTACTCAAACATCAGCGGTTAATACTATATCTCAAATGTTTACATTTTGTGGTAATTTAACAACGATAAATAATCTGAATAAAGTTGGTAGTTTAACCTCAACTCCTTTGGTTATAGGGAGTATGATAAGTGGAGCGGCTACTTATGCAAACGCAATAACTTCATTAAGTTTTAGTTGCCCTTTATCTACATTAAACTTAAATGGAAATTCAACAACACAAAATTTTAATAAATTAAATTCATTAAGGTTATTAAACGCAAGTGCAGGTCAATGGACAGGAGCGTCTCCGCAAATAAATGTTTCTTTTTGCGATTTGTCCACAGCGGCTCTAAATACATTATTTGCAGATATTGCAGCACAAGGAACAGTAGTTTCTAAAACAATAAATATAACAAGTTGTACAGGTGCGGCAGGATTAACAGCAGGAGATAGATTAGTATTAACATCAAGAGGTTGGACAATAACAGGATAATATGGAAGGATTTTACAGACAAAACGAAGATTTAACTTGGGAATATGCGCCTAACTTTGTATATGCACCAAATTACACATTATTAAAAGAGGAAAAAAATACCTATGAGTATCCAGTCGATGGATGGTCTTGGTATGATGAACAACCTTATACAACAGAAGAAACTAACAATTAATAAATAAATAAAACCATGGCAATAATATACAGTTATCCTAAAGCTACAGTAGAAGAGCAGGATTATTTAATAGGCACAAAATTTAATAGCTCAGGGAATCCTACGAAATCATTTTTGGTTTCAGATCTTGTTGCATTAATAAATGACTATGCAGGCAATGTCCCATATACAGGCGCTACTGCAAATGTAAATTTAGGAACTCATGATATATACACTGCCGGGGGAGCAAGATTATATGATGATGGAACTGTTGAATGTGTAACATTACAGTTTAATGAAAACAGCTCATACATAAGCGATTCCTCGACAGCAGCAAGAAACTGGATATTACCAGATGCATCGGGAACAATTGCATTAAAGACTTCGGCTAGCGGATCTTTCACTTCTGCAGATGGAAAAACAATAACGGTAGTTAATGGAATAATAACTAGTATAGTACCGTAATAAGATGAGTAAGGAGCAATTAGACATATTAATAAACAAATGGATAAGCAGGAAATTGCTGGTATTTGGGGTTGCTTGTGGAGGATTATTCTCTGGGTATTTAACATCATCTGATTGGGTAATAATTGCAACTGCATATGTAGGGATTCAAGGATTTATGGACATTGTAAATAAATTAAAAAGATGATAGACCACCAACCAAGCTGGCGTGTTTATTTTTTAAACGCTTTAACGCTTATGATGAGTTTCACGGATTTGGAAGCAAAATTAAAAGTTATGTTATTGTTAATATCAATAATATATACATCAATGAAAATATGGGATTGGGTACAAATAAGAATAAATCGCAAAGATGAAGATAACAGTAAAAAGACTCCACAAGACTGATACATCTACAATAGGAGAACTGTATATAGATGGTATATTTGAATGTTTTACATTAGAAGATGTAGAAAGAAAAGAAAAAATAAAGTCTGAGACAGCAATACCTAAAGGAACTTACAAAGTAATAATAAATCAATCTAATAGATTTAAAAGATTATTGCCATTATTATTAGACGTTCCTAACTTTGAAGGCGTCCGCATCCATAGCGGAAACACTAATCACGATACTGAAGGCTGTATACTAGTTGGGCAAACTAGAGGGCAAAATTATGTTGGCCAATCTAGAAAAGCCTTTGATAAGTTATTTAGGAAAATGCAAGCAGCCAAGGATATAACCATAACAATTCAATCATAATGAAAAAACTAATACTATTATTCCTATTCATATTAACATCATGCGGAGCCCGCAAAGTTGATGTAAGTAAAATAGAAATAAAGAAAGACAGTGTCGTAGAAATAAAAGCTGAAGTAAAAACTTTGGAGACAAAAAATGTAATTGATTCAACAAATATAATCACGGAAGTAAATACAGATGAAATTTGTATTGAACCCTTGGACTCTACTAAGGAGATGGTTGTAGATGGGAAGATTTACAAAAATGTGTCTTTAAAGATAAAAAAAAATAAAGTTAATACTACATATAGAAATAACAAAACAGAGTCTAATATTAAGCGTACGGATTCCATAGGCACGTCTAAGACATCTGTAAAAGAAAGTTTAGTTGGTAAAACAAAAAAAATAGATAAAAAAGCAAATTATTGGAGTTTGCTTTGGCTATTACTATTAATATTAATTATGTATTTATTATGGCGAAACAAACACAGGATATTAAACTTGCTGTAAAAAGCGTATCAAGACCTGGTATTCATTCAAAAAGCAAAACCTCAAACTCAAAATCCTCTAAGTTATATAAAAAAGCGTACAGAGGACAAGGTAGGTAAAAATATATAAAAATAAGTAATATATACAATATATAATCAAATATAATCAAATTAAATTATGTCAGACGCAATCGTTAAGAATTTAAGCTTTGGTGACGAAGCTAGAAAAAAAGTATTTGCTGGTATAGATAAACTAGCGAAGGCAGTTGGATCTACACTTGGGGCTGGTGGTCAATGCGTTTTATTAGAAGACTCTTCTGGTAAACCGGTAATCACAAAAGACGGTGTCACAGTAGCGGATTCTATTATTTTATTGGATCCAGTAGAAAATATGGGTGCAACACTATTGAAGGAAGCAGCTAGAAAAACAGTAAGAGAAGCTGGGGACGGAACAACAACCGCAACGGTATTAGCTCATGCTATTTTGAATGAGGCTGATAAATCGCCAGAGAAAAATTCAAGAAAAATAAAAGACGGAATTGAAGCCATGTGCGATAAAGTTGTAGATTATCTTGAAGCAAATAAAATAGATGTAGAAGGAGATATGATTGATCAAATCGCCACTATATCGACAAACAATGACGCAGACCTTGGTAAACTTGTTGGAGATGCATTTAGATCGGTAGGAAATACTGGTATTGTTATGATGGAAACTTCAACAGATTCAGAATGCAGCTTAAATATAGTAGAAGGAGTTCAATGTTATATGGGTTTAACTACTCCTAATTTTATCACAAATCAAAAAAATAAAACGGCTGAACTAGATAATCCTTTAGTATTATTAGTGGAGTCGGAAATAGAAAGCATACGCCAAATACAATCTGTATTGGAGTACGTTATAAAAAATAATAAGTCTTTATTGGTTATTGCGGACATGGATCAAACTGTGTTATCCGCGTTAGCAATGAATAAGGTAAAAGGAAATATAAAGGTTAATGTTATTAGCGCTCCGGCGTATGGTATTAACAGAAAAGAAATATTTGATGATTTAGCTTTATTAACTGGGGCAACATTAATAAATGAAGATCTAGGTGATGATTTAGATTTAATTCAACCAGAACATTTAGGGCAATGCGTAAAAAGTATTACAGGCCAAGAAGAAACTGTATTGCACGTTGGCGAATCATCAGAGGAAGTTAAAGCAATAATTGAAGAAGTAAAGGAAACATTAGCGCAGCCTAATACTCAGCCAATGGTTGTAAAATTAGAGAAACGATTAGCTAGATTGACTGCTAAAATAGCAATAGTGAAAGTTGGTGCTAATTCTGAAATAGAATTAAAAGAGAAAGCAGATAGAGTTGAGGACGCAATTTGCGCTACTAAAGCCGCGATTAAAGAAGGGATACTTCCTGGTGGTGGAATTGCTTTATTAAACGCTTCTCATAATATAGACGCTTTTGGAGAAGGAGAAGCTATTTTGCTTGATGCAATAAGAGCTCCTTTTAGAACTATTCTAGACAATGCAGGTATTGAAAATGCCCCAATAGAAATAGTATCAAAGGTTGGATACGGTCTTGATGTAATAACTAATCAAACCGTTAATATGGTTGATGCTGGAATTATTGATCCATTACTTGTTACAAAAAGTGCATTAAAAAATGCAGTATCTGTAGCTACAACTATTTTATCAACTAATTGTGTAATTAATAATTTGAGAGCATAATGAAAGCAATTGGTAAAATATTAATTATAGAAAAAATAAAGGAAGGCGTTACTAAAACAAAAGGGGGAGTAATGCTAGCGGAAAGTCAAAGAGAAGACATTAGATATATCAGAGCAAAAGTATTGCATATTGGCGATGAAGTTGTTGGTGTGAAAAATGGTGATGAAATTTTTTATGATCGTCACGCTGGACACAAAATAGAAGTTGACAACAACACTTATAATGTTATTAGGCTAAACGATGTTGTAGTTGTGCTGTAATGAGAATAGAGGCAAAAGACATCAAAGATCTTGGGTTATTAAAACATTACAGAATAATCCGGCGTTGGGCTTGCAGAAATAACAATCTAACTGACGCTGACTTAGAATTATTAATATATTTTGATTGCCTGGACTTTTTTACAAAACAGGATTATAAAATAGGTACATACGCATATAGTTGGGACAATAAGCGCTGGAACAATTTGTTAAAAGAAGGGTGGATAGTAGTGTGGCGAAATAGAAACCGCACAACCCAAAAATACAACATATACAAAGTTTCATTTAAGTGTAAACAACTAATAAGTAAAATGTATCGTATAATGCTGGGTAAAGAAGATTTGCCTACAAGTAATCATAGAAATGTTATCATGAAAGGGAAGACCTACATAGACAATGTAATGATTACCGCAATAGAACACGTAAATCAAGATAAAACAAGAAATAAATATGATGAATTTTAACTCAATACCGGCAAGAGGAGCTATGGCTCAGCAAAATGTAAAAAGCCCATTTGCTCCGGCTCAGCCCTCAATGCTTAATGATGCCGCTCAATTAGCGGGAGACATTACAGCAGCGGGCATAGTGGGACAGGTGATGCCTCGTCCTCAAGCACCAATCAGTCCAAAAGCTTTTTCAAATCAAGAAGCAATAAATGGAGTATTTGGTCAGCCAATGCCTGGCACGTATAATAGGAATGTTAATAATGGACCATTGATGCAAATGACAAGCCAAGGATATGTACCTCCGGTTGATCCAACAAACGCTTCAATTCAACCAGATATAAACGCTGTAACAACAGCGCAAACAGGAGTGCCTTTAATGCCGCCTACTGGAGTACAACAACAAATTACACCAACATACGATCTTTCAAATCAATAATTATGAATATAAAAGCAAAACTACATCCGGTAACGGAATTTGACAAAGAAGCAAAAATGTCAGGAGTTGGAGCAAATGCTCTATGGGATGGGCCATTTGATACAACAGGTTACCCAAAAGGCAAAGGCTCAAGTTCTGGTAAGAACGGAATCAAATTAAGACTTGATCAACCAGTGTATACTCCAGGACCAATTACACAAAAAGCTAAAGGTAGATTTTAATATTATGTCTTTAAACTTAATTAAAAAAAATAGTAGTTCACCTTTTCATTTACAAAGAAGTATAGTTTCACAAGGAGATGAAGACGGTGCGTATGCTAAAGGAGGTTACAATCCGCAGGCAGTTTATAATAATGATGCTGCTAATGCAGCAATGGAATCATTTAGCAAAACAATGGGTGCGGCTTTGTCTAATATGGATTTTGGTAATGGTAAGAAAGAAGACAAAGGATTAAATGAATTTAAAGACATAACTGAAAAAGCAAAAATTTCTGACGAGCTTGAAAAAAAGAAAAATCAAGAAGATAATTTAAATCGTATTGCTGAAGATTTTGATCAAGCAGATGATTATGGTACAGCTAATGCATTTTCAAGTTATTATAAAAAAAGAAGACCTATATAAATTATAAATAATAAACAACAAAAATAACTAAAACTAAAACTAATGGCAAAATTCGTTTCAATCCCAACGCAAGTTACGGGACAACCAAATATCCTGTTTAATACGGATAACATTACAACTATACTACCTCCTACGCCAGGTTTAACCACAGGAGCTGGTCTTTACGCAAAAATACTATCTGAAGACAAAGAGTTTCAAATTGCCTTTGGAGGAGTAGATGGCGCAGCTAAAAACGCTAATTCTATTGCAGGCGCCGCTATCATTAATAATGCAATCACAAGCGCTAATGCTGCTCCATTAAATTACCCTGTAGTATTCCCTTCAGTAACTATGGTTGCTGGTGCGGGTGCAACGGGTCAAACAACAATCACTGTGGCTAGTACAGCTGGATTATCTGTTGGAATGATTGTTACGGTAGTAAGTGGATCTGGTGCTTTTGCAACTAATACTACAGTTGCTACTATTAATAGCAATGGAACACAATTTACTGTTTCTGCAGCGCCAACAACTACGTTAGCTGGAGCAACAATTTCAGCTGCTGTATTAACTGTAACAGGTATAACTGTAGCATAATAATTAACATTAAAAAATATAAAAATGGCAAAATACATATCAATACCAACAACAGCGACTAATATTCCTAGCGTTACTTTCAATACAGATTTGATTACTTCAGTGGTTTATGCAACAGCTACTACATTTGACATATGGGTTTTTGGAAAGAAATACACTTTCACAACTTCTTCAAATGGTGCTGCTTTAACCGTTGCTGCTGTTAATAATGCAATTTTAAATGTTGCTGGCCCTCAATTAGTTCAAGTTTCAATGCCTTCCGGTGTTACAATCGCGGCAATGCCTGTAGTAGGAGCTTAATATATAAAGTATGAAAAAGATTATAGAGAAAAAGACTGGCGAAAAATACGCATCTAAAACAGCAATGGCTAAACACGAAAAAAAAGAATCAAAAGCTGAACAAATGAAAGAAATGAAAAAAGCTTCTCCAATGAAGATGAGTGTGTCTAAAAAAACAGCCTATAATATTAAAGAGGCTAGTAATCAAAAATTAAGTGCTAGTGCTAGAAAACATTATGCAGAAAACGCTCAGGCTGCTATGAAAAACAAAAAGTCTCCAGCTCAAATGAGAGTAACAAAGAAGACTACTTACGACATTAAAGAAGCTAGCAACCAAAAGCTAAAGCCTTCTGCTAGAAAGCATTACGCTGAAAATGCACAAGCAGCAATGAAGAATAAAAAAGCTTCTGCTGTTAAAATGAAAAAGTGCTAATATGGCATTTATAATGAGAGGAGCTCCGTACAATACGGACAATACGCCGATATATAGCGTAGACATGGATGACAATATTTTGGGTATGGCTCAAAATAATGGAACTATTCTTGTAAATAAAAATGTTTCTCCATTAGAATTAAAAAAAAATAAAACTATAGAGCATGAGAAAGTCCATATAGACCAAATGAAGAGAGGAGATTTGGATTATACGGACTCTCATGTTATATGGAAGGGCAAAAAGTATTCTCGTTCTAAGATGAAGGAGGGTTCAAAAAAGTTGCCTTGGGAAGCTGAAGCTTATAAAAAGCAATAAACTTGCGTAATAATAATATTATATAAATCTAATATTATTACTATGAAAAAATTTATTTTAATTTTACTGCTTACAGTTTCATTTTCATTTGGACAAACAAAAATTTCATACTTTGAAGGGTTTTGGAAGCCAACAGGTAATACTTATGTAAATGTATCTTTTTGGTTAGATAAAAACAATGATATTCAAACAGAAAAATACGACACCAGAGATGGAGAAGTATTAAGTGTTTTGTCTATTAAAAACTCAGGAGAGGAATTAACCGTTGAAACACTTTGTGAATCAACAAAATGGTACTCCGTATCAGTATATTCAATTGATAAATATACAAAAATGTTAAAATGTTCCACAACTAATATTCTTGGAACATACGAATCATATTACGAAAAAACAATTAAACAATAAAAAACATGGCTTATATTCAAAAACCAGGAAGAGGTAATAGTCCAAAAACAGGAAATGGTTTACCAAGTGCTTTTAAACAAATAGACGGCGGAGGAGAAGAAAAACCCGAAATTGTAACTAAAGCATCTGAAAAGATACATAAAGAATTAAATGCTAATCCAGTTGGAAAAGGCGAACAGTTTCAAACTACATATGATCCGGAAGCTGGGTTTAAAGGTAAAGCAGCAAACATTAAAAATGTTATAGCGGGGGATTATATGCACCGAGTTCAGGGTGGAAAAACTGTTGCTAGTGTTAAGAAAGATTCTAGAGAAGCTAAGAATTTTATTAAAGAAACAGAGAAACAAATAACTGATCTAAACGTTAGAAGAGGAAATAAAGCTAGTTATCTTAATGACCGTAAAGCTTCTGCTAATATGAATTATAATAAATAAATTATGGGACAATTTGGTAATCAACCGGATTTTGGAACACAGGCAATATCACTAGTTCCTCAAGGGGATCCTGATGCGGGATACGATACAGGGTTTTTTATAAATCCTCCATGTGCTTTATATGTTGGCACTGGTGGAGATATTCTTGTTAATGTAGTAGGAGGTGATTTAAACGATAACACTTTTGATGGGCAAAGTACACTTTTTAAAAATGTGCAAAGCGGTACATTTATGCCCGTAATGGTTTCATATGTATGGGCTGATTTTGCTGGTGATCCAGTTACAACCGCGTCTGACATAGTAGGTCTATACTAATGGGCTGGGGAGTTGGAATGGGTATTGGCTGGAGTACAACGCCTGGCTCAAGTGGGTTATTTTTAATAAGAAGTTGTGATGGAGTAACTGCAAATGTTTACTTAGAAGGGGGAGGAGGGGAATTTGTACCTCCTGCGAAAGCATATTTAGATCCGGAACGTACAATACCGTTTTATCCTGAGAATGCAACAATATGGAATTTACCAGAATTAATAAATATAGAGGGCGGATATAATATAGCGCCTACTGGAGAAATAAAAGTCCCATTAAAGGTTTGCCCTATATAATAAACAATAATATAATATAAAATGACAACAGAAGAGATAGCAGGAAAGTTAGCTTTCTTTCACGAACAAATCCACTTGATACATTGGCAAACAAGAAGTTTTGCCGAGCATAAAGCTACGGGTTCATTCTACGAATTCTTACAAGACTTTAAAGATGATGTAGTGGAAAAATTAATGGGTTACACCGGTAAAAGAATTCAATCAATGAAGATTGAATTAATTGGTAATAAAGCCGACGCAATGGATGTTGCTGATAAAGTAATGGCCTTCTCGAAAGAATTGGAATCATTTGGGGAATCTAAAGGATACGGAGACATATGTAATATGGCTCAAGCATTATCAGGAGAAACAGCAAAGTTAAAATATCTTTTAACATTGGCATAATAAATAAATAACAATTAAATTTAATCAGATGGAAGTAGTTAAACAAATTACAAAAGAGCAATTAGAAACAGTTACAAATCAACAGAAAGATCTTAATACATTGCTTACTAATATAGGTATTGTAGAATCACAAAAACATGGATTCTTACATCAATTAAGAGATCTTAATGAGGCTATCGAAGCATTTAAAAATCAGTTACAAGCGCAATACGGTGCTGTAAATATTAATTTGGAAGATGGTTCATACACTGAAATAAAAGAAGAAGAAAAAGAATAATGGAATTTGTCATAAGAAAAATTAGTATAGGTACTGATTATAAAAATGAAGCAATGCATTATTCTATAGGGCAACAAGTATACGGGGGACATGAAATCTTCTGTATACAAGAATGCTCGGATAACTCTTGTGTTATTTATATAAAAAAATCAGACGAAGTAATGCCTTGGAAAAAATTTAATTCTAACATGGCAATAGCTATTGAATATGATTTGGAATATTAATGAGAAGTGTATTTGATTTTATTGTAAAACCTGTTGGAGCAAGATATGAAAATAAAGTAAATGTTGGTGATAAAGAATTAATAATAAACACTAAGATTGAAAACTTTAAATCTGTAAATAATCTAGCAGAGATAGTTGAGGTGCCATTGGCATATAAAACTATAATTGAAAAAGGTGATTTAGTTATAATACATCATAATGTATTTAGACGTTTTTATGATATAAGGGGAAACCAAAAGAACAGTAGATCATTTTTTAAAGATGATCTTTATTTTTGTGGAGTAGATCAAATATATTTATATAAAAAAGGAAATGCCAGATGGGAAGCACTAGGAGATAGATGCTTTATAAAACCATTAAAGAATAGATCTCATTTAAGCAACGAAAAAGAACGTAGACTTATTGGAGTATTAAAATATGGAAACAGCTCTTTAAAAGCAATTAAAATAAACGAAGGAGACCTAGTTGGTTATACTCCTGACGGGGAATTTGAGTTTATTATTGATGGAGAGCGTTTGTATTGTATGAAATCTAATGATATTGTAATTAAATATGAATATAAAGGAGACGAAGCAGAACATAATCCACGCTGGGCACAAAGCGGTGTTGGAGTTAATTAAAGTTGCCGAAGAAGCGATTCTAGATAATGGGGAAGACGATTTAGCGGCGGACAAATTAAAGAATGCGGCTGCAACAAAAAAATTAGCCATATTTGATGCTTTTGAAATTTTGACCCGAATCGAATTAGAGGAAAGGCTATTAGACGAAGAAGAAGATGCGGAAAAGAAAAAGGTAGGTGCTTCATTTAAAGGTTTTGCAGAAGGGAGGTCTAAATAATGTACGAACAAACTTTATATAGAACAGTACCGGACCACGTAAAAAAAAGTGTTATAAAACAAAATAACCGTAATAAAAAGTGGGAATATGGGTATAATAAAGACCATGATATGGTTGTTATTAGTAAAACTGGAAAGATTGGTGAAATCGTTGAAATCCAAAATTTAATAATAGCATTACCAGAAATAGATAAAGTATATTCTAGATCCAATAAGAAAGAGGAACAATATTGGGAGAAGATAGAATATCCAAAAGAATTAGAAAAAATAAAAAATGTATTTGACTGGAATAAATATCCTGATCACTTTAAAGAGCGTTGGTATGATTATATAGACGCTGAATTTAAATACAGAGAAGAAGGAATATTTTTTAATAATAATGGAATTCCAACATATATAACAGGTACGCACTATATGTACTTGCAATGGAGCAAGATAGATGTTGGAGCCCCTGATTTTAGAGAATCAAACAGATTATTCTTCATATTCTGGGAAGCCTGTAAGGCGGATACAAGATGTTATGGAATGTGTTATTTAAAAAATAGACGTTCTGGATTTTCATTTATGTCTTCTGCTGAGCTAGTAAACCAAGCAACTATATCAAGTGATTCAAGGTTTGGTATATTGTCAAAATCTGGACCAGACGCTAAAACAATGTTTACTGATAAAGTGGTCCCAATTTCTATTAATTATCCATTCTTTTTTAAACCAATACAAGACGGTATGGACCGTCCAAAAACAGAACTAGCATATCGAGTTCCCGCATCTAAATTTACAAGAAGAAAATTAGACGCTAATGAAACCGCCGAAGAGCTAGAAGGGTTAGATACAACAATTGATTGGAAAAACACCGGGGACAATAGTTATGACGGGGAGAAATTAAAGCTTCTTGTACATGATGAAAGTGGTAAATGGTTAAAACCGGAAAATATATTAAACAACTGGCGTGTTACAAAAACATGTTTGCGTTTAGGTAGCAGGATTATTGGGAAGTGCATGATGGGATCAACGTCAAATGCTTTAGATAAAGGAGGAGATAACTTTAAAAAATTATATTATGATTCCGACGTTACGAAAAGAAACCGCAATGGACAGACTAGCTCAGGACTATATAGTTTGTTCATACCTATGGAATGGTCGTACGAAGGATTCATTGATACTTATGGCATACCTGTATTCGACACTCCAAAAACCCCGATAAAAGGAGTAGATGGAAATTGGATTGAATATGGTGTTATTGAACACTGGCAGAATGAAGTTGATGGTTTAAAAAATGACCAAGATGGTTTAAATGAATACTATCGACAATTTCCAAGAACAGAACAGCATGCTTTTAGAGATGAAACAAAACAATCATTGTTTAATCTTACAAGAATATATGAACAAATAGATTATAATGATGATCTTAGAAATTCAAATATTTTAACAAGAGGGAGCTTTCAGTGGGAAAATGGGATACAAGATTCAAGGGTAATATTTTATCCTAATAAAGACGGAAGATTTTTAATTTCTTGGATTCCACCTAAACATATGCAAAACCGTGTAATTATAAAGAATGGGCTTAAATATCCAGGGAACGAACACTGTGGAGCATTTGGATGCGATAGTTATGATATATCAGGAACTGTTGATGCAAGTAGAGGATCTAATGGAGCATTGCATGGGCTAACCAAGTTTACCATGGAAGATGTACCACCTAATCAATTTTTCTTAGAATATATTGCTCGTCCTCAAACAGCTGAAATGTTTTTTGAAGATGTATTAATGGCTTTAGTATTTTACGGTATGCCAATACTTGCAGAGAACAATAAGCCAAGGCTTTTATATTATTTAAAAAGAAGAGGTTATAGGGGTTTTTCTATGAATCGCCCAGATAGAATTTGGAATAAATTGTCACCAGCAGAAAAAGAAATTGGTGGAATACCGAACTCTTCACAAGACATAATGCAAGCTCACGCTTCAGCTATTGAAACTTATATAGAAAATAATGTTGGATACATAAATGAACAATACGGGAATATGTATTTTCAAAGAACATTAGAAGATTGGGCAAGGTTTAACATAAATAGTAGAACAAAACATGATGCCTCTATTAGTTCAGGATTAGCTATAATGGCTTGTAACAAACATTTATATGCACCAAGTACACCTTATGAAAGACCAAAGTTTGAATTAGGATTTAAAAAATACGATAATACAGGTTCTTTATCAAAAATACAAAAATAAATGAATATATACACAAATACAAACAGTGCATTTCCAAGTCAGGTAGTACCCGATTCAGTAAAAGCATCTGAGGAATATGGTTTACAAGTATCACGTGCTATAGAACAAGAGTGGTTTAATCAAGGTAGAACTACACAAAATAGATATTTAACTAATTGGAATAATTTCCATCAATTAAGACTATACGCTAGAGGAGAACAATCGGTACAAAAATATAAAGATGAAATGGCTATAAACGGTGATGTTTCATATTTAAATTTAGATTGGAAACCTGTACCGGTAATATCTAAATTCGTGGACATCGTTGTTAACGGAATGTCCCAAAAAGGGTATGATATTAGGGCTTATGCACAAGATCCTGAATCAATCAAAGAAAAAACAAATTATGCTCAAGCAGTATTAAGAGATATGTATGCTCAAGATCTTATCGAAAAAGCAAATGCTTTAACCGGTGAGAACTTTGCTAATTCTCCTTTAGGCAAAAATGAATTGCCTGAAAACAAAGAAGAGTTAGAGCTACACATGCAACTTAATTATAAGCAATCTGTAGAAATCGCAGAGGAAGAAGCAATTAATAATGTTCTTGCTCAAAATAAATGGGATTTAGTTAGAAGAAGATTAAATTACGATTTAACAGTCTTAGGTATTGCTTGCGTAAAAACTAATTTTAATGTAGCTGAAGGTATTAAAACCGAATATGTTGATCCAGCATATTTAGTTTATTCTTATACAGAAGACCCTAACTTTGAAGATATATATTATGTTGGAGAAGTAAAAGCAATAACAATACCTGAATTAAAAATGCAATTCCCCGATATATCTGAAGAAGAATTGTATAGAATTCAACAAATGCCAGGTAATAGACAATACATAAGCGGCTGGGGTAATTACGACGAAAATACTGTTCAAGTTTTATATTTTGAATATAAGACATATATGAATCAAGTATATAAAATAAAATACAATGAAAATGGAATGGAGAAAATCATTGAAAAAACAGATGATTTTAATCCACCTATGAACGATAAATTTGACAGAGTGTCCAGAACTATCGAAGTATTATATACAGGTGCAAAAGTACTTGGAACTAATATGATGTTAGAATGGAAGTTGTCTGAGAATATGTCTCGCCCTTATGCTGATATGACTAAGGTTGAAATGAATTATATCATTACAGCTCCTCGTATGTATAAAGGTAGAATTGATTCTATAGTAAATAGAATTACGGGATTTGCTGATATGATCCAATTAACACATTTGAAATTACAACAAGTAATGTCAAAAATGATTCCAGACGGAGTATTTGTGGATGTTGATGGATTAGCCGAAGTCGATCTTGGGAATGGGACTAATTATAACCCCGCAGAGGCATTAAATATGTATTTCCAAACTGGTAGTATAGTTGGTAGATCTATGTCTCAAGACGGAGGATTAAATCAAGGTAAAATTCCGATTCAAGAATTAACAAGTTCTTCTGGTCAAGCAAAGATTGCTTCGTTGATACAAACTTACCAGTACTATTTACAATTAATACGCGATGTTACTGGATTAAATGAAGCTCGTGATGGAAGTATGCCGGAACAAGATACATTAGTTGGTCTACAAAGAATGGCTGCTAATGCATCAAACACGGCGACAAAGCATATATTGCAAGCTAGTTTATTTTTAACATTAAGAACATGTGAAAATATATCTTTAAGGATTGCGGACGTTTTAGACTTTCCATTGTTAGCAAAAACACTAGAAGAAAGTATAACTGTATTTAATGTAGAAACATTAAAACAAATTAAATATTTAAATCTTTATGAGTTTGGTATTTACTTAGAATTAGAACCAGACGAAGAAGAGAAAGCAATACTTGAGCAAAACATTCAAATGGCATTGCAAACAGGAAGTATTGATCTTGATGATGCAATTGATATTAGACAAATAAATAATTTAAAGTTAGCTAATCAAACTTTAAAATTTAGGAAAAAGAAAAAAGCTCAAGCGGCTCAAGAAGTTCAAATGGCTAATATACAAGCACAAGCGCAAGCAAATCAAGATACAGCGGAAAAAGCTGCTTTATTTGAAGTTCAAAAGCAACAAGCATTAACCCAAGAAACCGTTAATGTTGAGCAGGCTAAATCTCAATTTGAAATACAAAGAATGCAGATGGAAGCCGAAATTAAAAAGCAATTAATGCAAATGCAATTCCAATTTGACATGCAGATCGCTCAATTGAAACAGCAGGTTATTGATAAGAATATGCAGGAGGCTGAGGATAGAAAAGATAATAGAACAAAAATTCAGGCTACGCAAGCATCGGCATTAATTGACCAAAGAAAAAACAACACTATGCCTAAGGACTTTGAAACCTCGGCTCAAGATTTTATGAGCGATCTCAATAAGCCATTAGGAGAGTAAAATAGATTAACCAATTTTATATTATTATATCATGTCAGAACAAATTAAACAAGAAGGAGATTTTAAGATTTCCAAAGCCAAAAAGCCAAAAAGCTTAAATAAACCGCCACAAGTAACAAAAGTTGACTTGTCAGAAAAGAAAGAATTTGAGGAGCCAGTAAAGGTAATAATTCCTAAACAAACAGAAAATGCCATTCAAGAACAAAGCTCAGAGAGCAGCATGTTACGCACAGAACAGTCCGAAGTGGAATTGCAAGCAATGGGACAAGGAAACGAAGGGTCCTTTGAAAATGTTATTCAAGAAATCACTGAACAAGAAATAGTTCAAGAAATAAAGGATACCACTACAGAATTAAAAGAACAAGTTCAAGAAAATATTAATACAGGTAAACCATTACCAGAAAATATTGAGAAGCTAGTTTCTTTTATGGAAGAAACAGGAGGAACAGTAGAAGATTATGTTAGACTAAATACGGACTACTCTTCTATAAACAATGAAGCATTATTAAAAGAATATTATAAAAAGTCAAGACCGCATTTAGATTCAGAAGAAATAGAATTTCTAATGGAGGATAAATTTAGTTATGATGAAGACGAAGATGATGAGCGAGACATCAGAAAGAAAAAACTCGCATTTAAAGAAGAGGTTGCAAAAGCCAAAAACTTCTTAGAAGATCTTAAAGGAAAATATTACGATGAAATCAAGTTGAGGCCAGGCGTATCCAAAGAACAACAAGAAGCAAATGAATTTTTCAATCGTTACAAGAAAAATGAAGAGGTAACAAAAAGCCAACACGAACGATTCAAGCAAAGTACAAAAAATTTATTTTCACAAGATTTCAAAGGTTTTGAATACAATTTAGGTGAAAAAAGATTTAGATATGGAGTACAGAATCCAGAACAAGTTGCAGAAAAACAATCAGACATTAGCAATTTCATAGGGAAGTTCCTTGACAAAGATGGAAATATCGCTGATGCTTCAGGTTATCATAAAGCTCTTTATTCCGCTATGAATTCAGATAAAATAGCACAGCACTTTTATGAACAAGGAAAAGCTGATGCTATTAAAGAAGTTATCGCAAATTCTAAAAATCCAGGTATGTCACAACCACGCCAAGCGTCGGGAGATGTATTTATCAATGGATTAAAGGTTAAAGCGGTTAGCGGCTTGGATTCTTCTAAACTAAGAATACAAACTAAAAAATTTTAACATTTAAAAAACACAATTATGTCAAACATGGTTAATTCCATTACTGGAACCAATTACGGGACAATTAAACCGTCTCAAAGAATGCAGACATTAGAGTCTAACTATTTGAACTTTACAAATGGCGATAATGATTTTGCACAACAATATTTACCAGAAATTTATGAAGCTGAAGTAGAGCGTTATGGAAATAGAACGCTTTCTGGTTTCTTAAGAATGGTAGGAGCTGAAATGCCAATGTCTTCTGATCAAGTTGTTTGGTCTGAACAAAACAGATTACACATCGCTTACACGGGAGTTTCTTGTGCTAGTTCATCAACTTTAACGTTCCCTGTATCAGCTACTAGCTCTGTTAGTTCTTCTTACGTAAGCAACGTTATATCTAAAGGGCAAACTTTAGTAGTTATGAGCCCTTCTACTGGTAAAGAACTTAAAGTTTACGTTACTGGCTCAACTACTACCGCAACGGGTTCAGTAGGTGGTACTGCAACTATTACTTGTATTCCTTATACTCAGCTGGATTTAACAACTGGAGCTGGTAACGTAGTTAACTTTGCTGGAGCTACAGACCTTAAGATCTTTGTTTATGGATCGGAATTTAGAAAAGGAACAGATGATGCTGATTTGAAATCTGTTACTCCTTCATTCACTCAATACAGTAATTCACCTATCATTATCAAAGAAAGATACGAAATTAACGGATCTGATACTGCTCAAATCGGATGGGTTGAAGTTGCTACTGAAGATGGAACGGGTGGTTTCTTATGGTATTTAAAAGCTGAATCTGAAACAAGATTGCGTTTTGAGGATTATCTAGAAATGGCTGTAGTAGAGGGTGAATTAGTTAATAGTTCATCAACAGGATTAACAGCATTAAATATTAAAGGTACAGAAGGTTTATTCTCTGCTGTAAAAAATAGAGGTAATATTGTAAACAACTTTACAGCTGCTTCTGGTTTAAATGACTTTGACTCTATTTTAAAAGGATTAGATACTCAAGGAGCTATTGAAGAAAATATGTTCTTCTTGAACAGAGCTACTTCATTAGACTTTGATGATATGTTGGCTTCTTTATCTTCTGGAGCGGCAGGTGGTGTTGCTTACGGATTATTTGAAAATTCTGAGCAAATGGCATTAAACTTAGGTTTTTCTGGTTTCAGAAGAGGATCTTATGATTTCTACAAAACTGACTGGAAATATTTAAATGATGCTTCTACTCGTGGCGGTATGGCTAACACTTCAATTGATGGTATCCTTATCCCTGCTGGTACAACAACAGTTTATGATCAACAATTAGGAACTAACATCCGTCGTCCATTCTTACACGTTCGTTATAGAGCTAATCAAGCTGATGACAGACGTATGAAAAACTGGATTACTGGATCTGTTGGAGGAGCTTACACAACTGGATTAGATGCCATGAATGTACACTTCTTATCAGAAAGATGTTTAGTTACTCAAGGAGCTAATAACTTCGTGTTGTTTACAGCTTCTGTATAATGATTCTGTAGTAATTACCCTCGTTGAACTGACGGGGGTAGTTATTACTTTTATAAAAACTTATTAAATTATATTATATTATGGCAACAAGACCAACAGCGAAAGCAAAAGAAATTTTAGAAGACCAAGAGGTCGCAACACAAGAATACACTGAAACAGTTGAAAAACCAGTAACAGTAAAAAAAGAACAACAAAAACCAACCTGGGAGGTTAAGGACAGAACGTATATATTAAGCGAAAGTCATTCTCCATTGACATATACATTACAAGGGAAACATACTCTTAGGTATCCGTTGATTTGGTTTAATAAAGAAACAGGCGAACAAGAAGAATTAAGATACGCAACAAATCAAAATTCTCCTTTAGTTAGCCAACAAAAAGGGCAAGTTACATTAGGGCATATTATATTTGAAAATGGTATTTTAAATGTTCCAAAAGAAAAGCAAAACTTGCAAAAATTACTTTCGCTATATCACCCTGGATTAAACATTAAATATACTGAATTTGATCCAACGGTAGAAGCAGAAGATGATTTAGATTATTTAGAAGTAGAAGTACAGGCATTAAATGCAGCATTTGAAATGGATATTGATATGGCTGAAGCTATTGTTAGAGTTGAAGCTGGATCAAGAGTTAATAAAATGAGTTCAAAAGAAATTAAGAGAGATTTATTATTATTCGCTAGAAAAAATCCTATTTTATTTTTAGAATTAGCTAACGATGAAAATGTGCATTTAAGAAACATTGCTATTAGAGCTACTGAACAATATATTATAAAACTATCACCTGACAATAGAACATTCTTGTGGGGTGAAAATGATAGAAAATTAATGACCGTACCTTTTGATGAAAACCCATACTCAGCTATGGCAGCATTCTTTAAAACAGATGAAGGTATTGCGATTTTAAGATCTATAGAGAAAAAACTTAAATAATACGTAATAATAATGCTAAGGCGGTTATTGTACTTAAAACTGCAATAACCGCTTTAATATTATAATAAATATGACAAATGGCAGTAAGTGTAGATACAGTTTATAAAACCGTTTTATTAATTCTCAACAAGGAGCAAAGAGGTTATTTAACTCCAGATGAATTTAATAAAACCGCAACTCAAGTTCAACTTGAAATTTTCAATGAATATTTTGAAGACTTAAATCAACAACTTAGAGTCCCTGGAAATGATAGTGAATATAGTGATCGTATAAAAAATTTAGAAGAAAAAATAGCTATATTTCAATCAGAGACGGATTGTGTTTATTCGTCAGGAGTGTTTAATATAGTCATACCTACAGCAAATCCGCAACCACAACTTTATAAATTAGGTACTGTAATATATAAAGATGAAAAAGAAGTTCAATATGTTCAACCAAATGAGCTATTGGAATTAAATTTATCGCCATTGACAAAACCATCGTTATATTGGCCGGTATATAAATACAAAAATTTTAAAATAACAGTATACCCATCTACAATACAATCAGACATTTCTTGTACTTATATAAGAAAACCATACGATCCTGTATGGAATTTTACAGTGTCTGCGCCTAATTACCAATATGTATTTAATCCGGTTACCTCAACTAATTTTGATTTGCATCCAACGGAACAAACAAATCTAATAATTAGAATATTATTATATTCAGGGGTGATTATAAAAGATCCGCAGATTGTTCAAGCAGCTGCGCAACAAATACAAGCTGAAAACATTAATTCAAAAAGCTAATAAAAAATGCCAATACCAAATAACGGATTAATTACCGAAACAAATAGACAGTATTATGAAGGTGCTCAGGGCTTTATAGCTGATGGCGGTAACCTTTATGTTACAACATTTAATGTAGACTTAATATATGCTTCTAATAATCCAGCTAATGAAAATTACGCTCTAAATAATTTTAAGCTTTACACGAGCGCTTCAGGTGGACCGGGAACATTTACAGAGTATACGGGTACGTATAATAATACGTATACTCCAGATATAAACACATTATATATACCAGGTTTATCAGCTGGAACGCATGTTGTCGTACAATTAAAAACATTGACCGGGGGTAATTATGGTGACATGAATGCCTATGGATCAACCGTTGAAGATAACTATGGATCATACTCCTATATTTCTTTAAATGATATTGTAAATAATTTTATGGTTGCATATGTTGGTACAGGTAAATTAATTGGCTCTGTAAAAAGAACTGATGTAATATTCCATGCAAAACGCAGCTTACAGGAATTTAGTTATGATACACTACGCAGTATTAAATCACAGGAGCTTACCGTCCCTCATAATTTAAGCGTTGTATTACCGCAAGATTATGTAAATTACGTAAAACTTTCTTGGATAGACCGTCATGGTATAAAACATCCTATATATCCTTCTAATAATCTTACTATTGATCCATATGAATTACCTTTACAAGATGATTTAGGCGTTCCTATTCAAGATAATTTTGACAGCAATATAGAAGCGACTTCTATAACAGAGCGCAGATGGGATGATAATAATTGGTTGCAAGTAGATTCTTACGAACAAAATTACTACAATGGATACGATTATAACAACTGGGGCTATCAGAATGCTTATTATGGTAGACAATATGGATTAGATCCACAATACTCTAATATTAATGGATATTTCACAATGAACGACCGTGAAGGTAAAATATCCTTTAGCAGCAACTTAGTCGGTATGATAATTGTATTGGAGTATATATCTGATGGCTTAGCTTATGATATGGACTCAAGAATACCTAAATTAGCAGAGGAAGCTATGTATGCTTATATATTACATGCAATAATCTCAACCCGAATTAATCAGCCAGAATATGTTGTAAATAGATTAAAGCAAGAGAAGAATGCTAAATTAAGAAACGCTAAAATAAGACTTTCAAATATTAAGTTAGAAGAATTTACTCAAGTATTAAGAGGTCAATCTAAATGGATTAAACACTAATAAAATGGCTGAAGTAAAAAATAGTTTTCTATCGTCCAAAATGAACCAAGATCTGGATGATAGGCTTATACCTAATGGTGAATATAGAACAGCTCTAAATATATCTATTGGTAAATCTGAAAATAGTGATGTTGGAACATTACAAAATATACTTGGTAATCAGCTTGTAAATAGCGCGAATACCATAATTGGATTAGAGTGTATTGGTTATTATATGGATAATGCGGGTAACCGTATTTTTCAATTTTTAACTAATGAGGGTGATAATGATACAGATCCTGTTTATCATCAAATAACTGTATATGATTTTAATACTAATTCATATACTATTTTAGTAGAGGGAGCATTCCTAAACTTTAATAAAGATTATCCTATAACAGGGATAACTCTAATAGAAAACCTTTTATTTTGGACTGATTATAATAATCAGCCTAGAAAAATAAATATACAATCCGCACTGAACTTTCCAGCTTCCAGCGCTTCTCCTTATTATATAAACGAAGATCAAATATCAGTTGCAAAATATGCCCCTGTAGATCCTATATCTTTATATAAAAAGGTTACTACTACAAATACATCAATAGTTACAGCCTCCACCACAATACCAGTAGCAAGCGTGTCAGGTATTGAAGAAGGAATGACCTTAATTGGTGGTAATTATACAAGTAATAACTTTATTATTGTAGAGAGTATAAATTCTGGAGCTAGTACAATAACTGTATCTAGTGCAGTTACTTTGCCAATTAATACAAAGTTAACATTACTGATCTCTACAATGACCAATGAAAGTGCTGATCCATATTGGCCTGGAGACCCAGAATACTTAAAAACCAAATATGTAAGGTTTAGTTATAGATTTAAATTAGATGATGGTGAGTACACGCTAATGGCTCCGTTCACTCAAATAGCATATATTCCTAATCAGAAAGGTTATTTTATTAACGGAGATGAAAACGATGCTTACACAAGCACTGTATTAAACTGGTTTGAAAATAACGTAAATAATATCCAACTGTTAGTTCCGTTTCCGGATTTGATTTCAAATGTTAATCAATCATATAAAATACAGGCGTTGGACATTATATATAAAGAGTCCGATTCTTTAGAAACAAAAATATTAGATACAGTATTATATGCAGATTTCGCACAGAATACTTTAAACAACAGTAATGTATATGTTTACGATTATCAATCAAGAAAACCATATAGAACATTACCAACAGATCAAGCAACTAGAGTATATGATATAGTTCCTGTAAAAGCAAAAGCACAAGAAACATCTAGCAATAGAATAATATATGGCAATTTTGTAAAAGGATATACTGCGCCTCAATCTTTAAACTATCAGGTTTCTATAAATGAAAAACAAGATTACTCTGGTAATTTTATAGAATACCCTAATCATACTGTAAAACAAAATAGAACATATCAAGTTGGGTTTATACTTTCTGATAAATATGGAAGACAATCGTCAGTTATATTATCATCGCTTGATGCAACAGCAACTGCGACAGGAGGATCAACATTTGGTGGTTCAACAGTTTACTCGTCATATTATTCGTCATCAGACAGGCCTTCAGTAAGAGATTGGTTTGGTGATGCAATATCTATATTATTAAATAACCCTATTGTTTCTTCGGCAAATCCTTCAACAGGGGAGCCTGGGTTATACGCGGAATCAACATCAACAACTGGATTCACTTTAACCGGAACTACAACAATAACTGATACAACCTATGACTTTGAAGTTAGCACCGGAACACCGCCAAATCAAGGTGAATATTTAAGAGGGGCATACACAGACTACGTAAAAGTTAACTCAATTACCGAAGTTTCTGCGGGCGTATATAATGCAACCACTAGCGGTAGGGTAAGTGATTTATATGCGAGAAATACCGATAATGATCCAGATGATATTAAATTTGTTTACACTATTAATCCATTAGGGTGGTATTCTTATAAGGTAGTAGTTAGACAACAAGATCAAGATTATTATAATGTTTATTTACCTGGATTCTTGAATGGTTATCCAAAAGGACAAACTTATGGATCGCAAGTTACCTATGCCCCTGGCACAGGAATACCTTCAACAGACAATGGGATAAATACATCTGTATTCCCAACAACAGAATTTGTTAGCGTAGCTCATACGGTGTTGATAAACGATAATATAAATAAGATACCTAGAGACTTAGTTGAGGTTGGTCCAGATCAAAAGCTATATAGAAGTAGTGTACAATTATTTGGTAGGGTTGAAAATACAATTAACGTTACAACTGCTTCTAATACTCAGTATTTCCCTTCTAAGAAAGCCGATACAGCAATTGCTATTGCGTCTGCTAGTGAATTAGGGTTTTTACCGGCAACAGTAGATAACACATTAGGGTCAGCAACATATAATTTTTACCAATTAGAAACAGATCCTTTAATTGCCCGTATATCAACAACTAATGATATAGGTGTGGTAGCCATTGAAAATGACCCTACTCCGCCTAATTACCCATCGGCTTCTGGTAACATGCAACCTTACCTAAGTGTTTATGAAACAAAACCAGATTACTCTTTACTTGATATATTTTGGGAGACCTCAACAAGCGGACTTATATCTGATTTAAATACAGATGTACTTACCGGATATGATGGAGTAAATGGAATATCTGAAATAAACTGGGAAGGATTTAGAGAAGATTTAGATATAACTGATTCAACAAAATATATAACAACATCATTCTATCCAGTGTCTAATACAGGGACTCCAGTAAATTCGAGTGGAGCTTCCTTAACTGTATTTGATGCTTACGGAACTGATTGCACTGCAGCATTTGCTCTAGAGGAAACCTCAGAGGCTTTACCTGTTCCTCATAAAGAATATAGAATATACGCTACGCAATATTTAATATTCCAAAATGATGTAAACCTTGGTAAATATACATTTTATTTTTCATTCATACAAGATGGACAAACGGTTCCTACAACTTATTCTTTCCAAAATCAATTAAGAAACGTAAGCCCAATTATAACTGATTTTGATTTAAACCCAATTGCTGGCCCTATAGATGTATATTTAAACAGCCCGTCTAATATTGGTTTCCCTGTATACTCTATGTGGGGTTACAATGGAGCAAATACAAGTTCGGGAGTTGTTCAGTCAAGATTAGACCTTCTTTGGAAAGTCAATAATACAGGATCTACAGCAAACTGGCAAACTTATTTTAATGTTATAACTGATCCGGCAGCAAAAACTTGTGGAATTTATCAAGTTGCTGAATTACCGGAAGAGGCTTCATTTACATTAAATATAGAATTATGGGATGCAACATCTGCGTCTGGAATTCCCGCAAATGGATCTAGTGTTTATGGATCTTTAAGTGATAGTATAATAGTTAATATTGAATTAGCATCTACTATAATATGTACAAGAAGATGGACTAGTAGAAATTATGATGGCACCAAGTACCAAGATGGTAGCGAAATACCTCAAGCATTAACCCCAACTGAATGGGCTAATGCGACAGGCGGTATGTGGTGCTGGCCTGATTTTAGCGCAGAACTTGGTCAAACTTACGGGAAACTTTATAATGGCTATGCTATAGAAGGCATTTGGGATGCAACTCAGCCTGGAAACAAAAAGACCTTTGCTCCCCCTGGATTTAGAATTCCATTTTATAATGAAAGAGGGGCTTTAGATTGTGTTGCTTATTCTAATATGAAAGCATTAGATCCAGCATATCCTGATCCATTAGCTTGGCAGAATATACCTCAATTAGGCGATGATAGTACCGGATTTAGTGCATTACCAGCAGGATGGGTTGATGAAACAGGTTATTATCGAGAATTAGCTTTTAATCCATCCGACGGTAGGACTGCGTTATTTCACATGTACCCAGCCGGAACCTATCTTCAATTTTATGATAATTTTTTAGCTGGTAATACTGCTACAAATGCAGCTTACAAATGGGGTATGTCTGTTAGATTTATAAACGAAAACAGCATTAATTTCACAGCAACAAATTCAACAGGAGGAGGCTCATGCTCGCTACAATTTGCAAATGTAAGTGGTGACCTTGAAAATGTAACTGTTGGTAATGATTATACAACAGTAACAGAGTCTTTTACAACATCAGATATAAATAGTATATCTTCAAGCTGTAACATAAATTATTAATTATAGCTAAATACTATAAAAAAAACAAAAAATAAGTAATTATAATATATGAGCGCAACAATAGAATTAAAATATTTCAATTCTTTTTGGTTAAAAAAAATAAAAGAAGTAACTGATGTTATGCCTAGCGCTACTCTCGGTGATAATTCACTGGCGGTGGCCGCTGCTATAGGGGACACGTCTATAACATTAACCACTGCGCAACCAAATGTTGGTTCGGGGCAAGCAATTTATTTTACATTGTTAAGTACTACATATACTTTAATAGTTAAGTCAATAGTTGGCACAACGGTCAACTTAATGTACCCTGTAGATAGAGTAATACCTATTAGTACCGCTTTAACATTTGGCGAAATTATTGATTTCAAATATGTTCCAGCTGATTATACCGGAAATCAAACAACTGACTGGTATATAGAAGAAGCTAGAATCAGAGGAGGATATAATAATACAACTGTTGATTTTGGTGTAAAAGCATATTTAGTTGAAGAAACAAACGCACAGCAAAGAATGCCAAGCTCCTTGATATATTCTGGAATTTTTAATTCAAGAACAGGAGTAAATAATACCAATCAATTTTCTGTTGCGAATGATATAACAAGAACTGTTGATCCAATAAACGGATCAATACAAAAATTATATGCAGAGGACACAAACCTTATTATATTCCAAGAATTTAAGGTAAGTAGAGCTTTAATTGACAAAGACGCTGTTTATTCTGCAGATGGTCAACCAATGACTACCTCTGGGGCTGCTGTAATTGGCCAGATTCAATCATATGCTGGTAACTATGGTATTGCTACTAATCCGGAAAGTTTTGCTGTTTATGGCTATCGAAAATACTTTGTTGATAGAAATAGAAATGTAGTATTAAGATTATCTCAAGATGGTATAACAGAAATATCAAGCTATGGCATGATCGATTTCTTTAGAGAAAACCTAGGGCCAATATCAACTAAAGGTAAAATTATTGGCGGATGGGATATACATAACAAACAGTATGTATTATCAATTCAGCCAAACGCATATGCAACAAATTCTAAAGGTATAAAATTACCTTCATATACATTAGCTTTTGATGAAGATTCATTAGGTTGGACAAGCTTTTTTAGTTATTTACCAAATTACATGGATGGATTACAAAATAACTACTACAGTTTAAAAAGCGGTGAAATATGGCTTCATTATTCAACAAATGTAAATAGAGGAAACTTTTATGGGGTTACATATACTTCTTATGTTACGTTTGTTTTAAATCCAATGCCTTCTCTCGTTAAAAACTTTAACACATTAAATTACGAAGGTACGTCTGGATGGGCCATGACTAGCTTATATACAAATTCAGATAATGCAATTCCAATAAACGCCTCTTTCTTAGCACAAAGTTTAACACAATTAGAAGCAAATTTGTTTACAAATAACTTTAAACAAAAAGAGGACAAGTATTTTGGAAATATATTTAACAATAGCACTGTTTCCGGAGGAGATGTTATTTATGGTCAATCAATGTCGGGTATAAAAGGATTATATGCAGTGTGTACAATGACTTTAAATAATACCATTTATCCAAACCAAGCGGAACTATATGCATGTTCATCAAATTATGTAGAATCATCTTATTAAAATAAATTAAATTAAATGGAATTACAAGTAAGAGAATTAAAAGAATCCGACTGGGAAACATTGTGTTCTTGGTGGAAATGGTGGAGATGGCCTGAGGTTTCAAAAGATTTATTACCAGCAAATGGACTAGGCGGATTAATGATTTGTAAAAATGATGTACCTATTGTAGCTGGATTTTTATATTTAACGAACTCTAAAGGTGCATTATTGGATTGGATAGTATCAAATCCTGAATATAAAGAAAAAGATAGATTATTAGCGATAAAATTGTTAATAGATAGTTGTGAGCAATTAGCAAAAATGAATGGATATAATATAATTTTTACATTCACTAGAAATAAAAGTTTACTTAATATACATGAAGAGTTAGGTTACTCGATTGATCCGAAACCTTCATATGAAATTATTAAAATAATATAAGAATATGGCAGCAATAACAGCAGTAGCAGTAGCGGGGGCCGCAGTAATAGGTGGAGGATTGGTGAATGCTAATCAAGCAAAACAAGCGGCAAGAGGATTTGCTAACGAAGCAGAAAGAAAACAATGGGAGATTAGCCAATTAGAAGCTAATCGTCAAAAAATACCTAATCCATATGGAGATATTAAAAGTATTGCAAGTACATTTAAAAACCCATATGCTAATATTGGTGTATCTACAAAAGCCGCAGAGATGCAAGCTGAGGAAGCTGATATATCATTAGCAAATACACTTGATTTATTAAGATCTACAGGAGCAAGCGCTGGTGGGGCAACTGCGTTGGCTCAAGCTGCATTACAAAGTAAAAAAGGAGTTTCTGCTAGTATTGAAACTCAAGAGGCTAAAAATGAACAGTTAAAAGCGCAGGGTCAAGAAAACCTTAACCAAATGGTATTACAAGACGAGCAAAGAATGCAGACTCAAAAAGCTGAAGGTATTAAGTTTCAATATGGTGAACAAGAGTCTAGAGATATTGCAAAACTTAATAGATTATCAGGTCAACAGGCTCAAGCTGAAGCAAATCAAGCTTCTGCAAAAAGATCGGAGAACGCTGCTTACGGATCTATATTCAGTGGTATAGGTAATATAGCTAGCGGTGTAATTGGTGGTAAAAAATAAAAAAATTAAAATATACAATATATGGGATATTATGAAAATCCGCCTATAATTAATTTTAATGAAGGATACGACGAAATAAGTAAAGGTATTGTCGATGCTTCAAGGAGTATTTCCGAGGCGCTTATAAAACGTGGCGAAAGAGAAAGACTTACTATAGAAAAATTACAGCAACAAAAAAACGAAACGGATCTACAATACAACGCTAAGTTATCTGAGTGGGATGCTAAAAATCCAATATCAGATCCAGAACTTAACTCTAAGTTGCACGGAATGTTACAACAAAAGATTCAAATGGCTGCTGATGCAAAAATAGCTTTATTATCAGAAACGGACTCTGCTAAACGTCAGGACTATTTAAAAATTATCCGTAATGCTGATTCATTTATGAATAATTCCTCTTCTTTTGCGAAGAACGTTGCAATGGATACCGCTACTTGGAGAGAAAATGCTTCTGCAAACTCTGTAGGTAAACCTGGAGGATGGGTTATAAATGGTAGGGATGCTGATGAAATTGAAGCGAGAACAGGTGCTGTTCAAATATTAGGCGGCATGAATCAGTTATATGATTACCACAATATAGATATTGAAGAGTCTGAAGACGGTTCAAGTTTTGTTGTAAAAGTTAAAGGCAAAAGAAAAGGATCAGAAAAAGGTTTTGAATTACCAATTGATGCAAGATCTTATTTAAAGTCTGATTCTGGTGGAACTGGAGGGTTTTTGCAAAAAGTTGAGAATGTAGATGATTTTAATAAATTAGCTACAAAAACATTAGTTAATGAAAAAGGTTATTTGCAAGAAGCTTATTTAAGTGAAAAACCAGAAACAGTAAAAGTAAGTGATTCTTATAATCTTACATACGCTCAAAAAATCAATGCTCCCGCTATAATGGCTGAAATTGGGAAACAAGCTCAAATAAAAGCTTCTGGTTATTTAAGAGCTGATAAAGAATCAAGTTTAAGAGCATTGTTAGATTATACATTAGAGCAACAACCTGGTTATTATGATACTAAGTTTAAGGGATTAAATCCTACAGAACAACAAAAAATACTTAGTGATTTATTAGCTAATAATGCATTTAAATCTGTTTCTAGTGATTGGACTAAAACAACAGAAAAAGATGGAACAACCAATTATTGGGGGGGCAGTCAAGCTAAATTAGATATGATTGAAGTGCCTCAAAAGGATGGAAAAAATGCAACAAGCAGCGGAACTCGGTCGGGAGAAGTACAAATATTTGATCAACCACAAATAGACAAGTACATGCAAGACTATGTGAAGGCTTTTAAAAATAAAGATGAACCTTTTATTATATCTTGGACAGGAGTTAAAGGGGGTCATAACGAAGAATCATTTCAATTTTATAATGGTAAAGTCAGAAGAACTAGCGGCGCTGCTTTAGCTTTTGATAATGCAGATGAATTTAGAAATTATTTAAGATCAAAAAAAACAGTAAAGAAAACGCCTTTAAAAGTATAATAATTAAATAAATCTATATGTTAGAATACATAAATGAAAATGGGGAGTCTTATACAGAAGACGAAATAAATCAATTTGCAAAAGATAATAATGTTTCTTTTGATGATATAATAGCAAAAAATGGATTAAGCCAAAAAAAACAAAAACAAACTTCTTTGCCGGGAAAGGAAAAGACCGTTACAAAAAAGGATGCAAATGTAACGGCTACAAATACGGCATCCAAATCGGCAAAATCTTCTTCGGCATCTCGTACTAAGTTATGGGATGCTAATGCTGAGTTTGATACTAACTTTGTATCAAAAGCATTAGGCATTCAAAAGCTAACCTCTACTAACCCAGCATCAAAAGAAGCTAATCAAAAAAAGGAAAAATTTGTTGAAAAAGCTCTATTTGAGCAGCCTTCTGAAATTTTTAAATCGCCTTTTGTGACAGATGAAATGCAGAAGTCCGTAGATATAGAGAACGAAAAGAGAAGACTGCAAGAAGCTAAAGCAAGACGTCCTCTTACAGAAGAAGAAAAAGAGCAAAAATATTTAGATCTTAAGGAAGCTACTGGGTTAGAAGATAAATATATATTAGAAAATCCAGAGTACGCAGAAGCTGACGCTGTAATAAATAAAGCCGGCGTTCTAAGTGAAGATTTTTTAAATGAATTAAATGATGACATTGCTAAACAAAAGGCAAGAAATGGCAAAATAGAAACAAACTATCAGCCAATAGGTATTGGGAGCACTATGGGAACTACTTCTCCTATAAGCTCCACGGTAAAGGAAAAGTTTGTTGCATTTCCAAAACAAAGGGAACATTTAATTGCTCAGTTTAAAAAAGCAAAAAAGACCTATACAGAAAATGATTTGCTTGAAGCATCTGCTAATCTATATGCAGAAGAAAAAAAAGCCGCTCAAACATATAACCAAAAATACGATGCGTTTGAAGATCTCGATGACTACAATCCTAAAGTGCAAAATTTTATAAAAACACATAATCTTAATAAGAAAAAAATAGCCGATTACGATTTAGCTAAATTAAGCACCCAAAAGACTTATGTGCAAAACGCATTAGAAACACAGCAAAAATCAAGAGAGGAACTGGTTAAGCAGTTAAAGCCAAAAGATTATAAATATACCACACAAGAAGAGTTAGATAAGCAAAATAATCTAATAGCAAAAATAAATTTGTTAGGTAACAAGATGAACGACAACGCTAAGTATTTAACAGAGATATACAAAAAAAGCGGGGAGTTGGAGAATACATCAACATCATTATCAAAAGACATAGAATTAGCTGGTAAAGAATGGGGATGGTGGGCAAGAACTGGTAGAAAAATAATTAATTCTGTTGTTGATAATACTTTATCACTGGCAGGAGGTGTCGCTTATATAGATGACATGATTATGGAAGCTGCAACATCAGGCAAATGGAAAGAAAGTTTTGGTAAAGAGATTAGCGCGGCAAAAGAATTATATAGAAGAGAATTTGAGGAAGATTTACCTGAAGCAAGAGAAACAACATATAGTTTAGAATCTTTTGGTGAAAATGCGGCAAACGCTATAATATCACAATTGCCACAAATTTTAACCGTTGCCTTAGCTCCTGAAGCGTATGCTCCAGAAGTTGTTGGTTTTATATCTGGTGCAGCCACCGGAACAGGTTCAAAATATCTTGAAATGATAGACGAACAAGAACGAGGTATCACAAATGAATTTGGCGAAAAAGAAAAAAAGAATTATTCAACAGCACAATTATTTGCGGTACCTGCTTTATTTGGTTTATTTGAAGGAGGATCTGAGTATGTGGGAGGTAGAGCAATTGGTAGAATGCAGAAAATGTTTGGCAAAGCTACAAAAGAAGAAATAGAAACACTAACTGGGACCGTAAAAAAGACTATTGATCAAAAAGCAAAAGATTTTTCAGCGAGTTTACTACAAAATTATGGTGAAGAAATTCCATCTGAGGTATTTAATACTGTCCTTGGTAATTTTACAGATAAAACATTATTAGGTAAAAAAGATAAAGATTTACTTGATGGCGTTCCTGAAACTATATTTGATACTGCCGTGGTGTCAACATTATTTGCCACAGCACCTCATGTTGCTGGCGCAGCATATAGAAGATTTATCCCTGCAACATATGCTAAAGAACTTGTTGAAAATAACAATAAAGTAGCTGAAATATTAAAAGGTGTTGATTTTGAAAAATTATCTCCTGAAGAAAAAACTATAATTGGCAGCAAATTAGACGAATTAAAAGCCAATTCAACAAATATAATAAATAATATAGCTGAAACTATTGGATCAACTGACACTGAAAAACTTCTTGAAATAGACGAATTAAGTAAAGGTATAATTGACATTAGAAAAGAAGCTAATATAATAAATAATAGTCAAACCTTTAATCAAGAGCAAAAAGATGCAATGTTATCTGATTTGGCAAAAAAGCATTTAGATACCACTGCAAAATATAATCGTATACTAGATGCGGCATATCGAGCCGAGCAGATGAATAAAAAGGTTGGCTCATGGTTTAATAAATATAAATTAAATAAAGAAACAGCTTTAGGTGAAAAATATTTAGCAACTGTAATGGCAACAGGTAAAGATGTTAAATACGAATATGCATCAAACAAAGAACTTATAGACAAAGCATTAGAAGAAGAATTATATTTAAAAAAAATTAATAAAACTTATGATGCTTTTGTAGACAAATCAGGCGAAACTTATTCACCGGAACAAAAATCTTTAATAATGAGATCCCTTGCTGGAAAGATAGTCGGGGAAAATGGTATATATATCCCTGAGACAAATACTATATATGTAAACAAAAGCACCGCTCTTAGAGAAAAAGCCTTTACAACAGGTCGTCACGAAGTATTTCATAAAGTTGTTGAGAATTTTGCAAATAATATGGGTAATATTGGTAAATCTTTATATTCTTTTGTGGAAGAGCAACACATTGGAAGTAAAGAATTTAAAGATACTAAGTTTGCAAAAAGAATGCAAAAAGAATTTGATGATTTGGCGGAAAAAATTGAGAAATTAGATTCTCAAAAAGAGGCTGGTGAAATAACCATTAAAGACTACAACGATTTAGTTAAGGAAGAAGAAAATATAGCTAATGAGGAGGTTTCTACAATATTAGCCGAGTCTTTAGTTGATGGAGACATTAAGATAGATAAATCTAATGTAGGTGATTTAAGATTTGATAATGATGGCAATGTAATAATTAATAATGCTAAAGACATGTTTAATTTTATCAATGCCTACAACGAATCCTACAGCAAAACAAAAAGATCCGATATTGTTGAAGCTGCCTCTCAAGGTAAAGTTGCAGGAGAATTAATAACTGAAAAGCCATCTAGATCGGCTGAAACCATGTCAAAAAAATCAAAATCCGCAGTTGATTTATTAAAAGCTCAATTAGAGGAACTTAAGGACAACGAAAGTGATTATGATCCATACGATTTTGATCAACAAGTTGCTAACTTACAATCTAAGATAAAAAAGGCAATTGAAAAAGAAAAGATAGAAATAAAACCTGTAATTAAAAAAGAAGTGTCTGATGAAGACGAGGTTGAAGAAATTGTTAAATCTGAAAAAGGATCTATATCTTCTGATAAAGTACAACAAATATATGAAACAAAAGGATTAGAAGGGTCTCAAGAGATTATAGATTTATTTAAACCTATTACAAAAAGGATAGTAGATAAACGTAGAGATGCCCCTGGATTTGATAGAGATTTATTGACTGATGAAATTGAAACTGGAGATGGTGGAATTATATATCTTATTAGAAGTTATAAGCCAGAAAAAGGGGTTCCTTTAGCTGCATATATAAATAAGCAATTACCATTAAGAGCAATTGCTGCGTCTAGAAGGGTATTAGAAGGAGACTTTAAAAAGGACGTTACAGAAGAGAAAGGTTTAATGGCAGAAGAGACTGTTTCTGAAGCAAAAGAAAAGCCAAAGTATAAAAACTCATTGGAATCAAAAGTTTTTGAGCCAGAGGTCTTAAAAACAATGTCTGACAAGATTGTAACTCAACTTCGTACATTAAAATCTCGTATTGACGAACCTATTTCATTAAATCGTACGGTTACACCATTAATTGCAGAGATTAGAGATGCTATTGGTAAACAATTGGACATTGATGTTAAAAAAGCAATGGGTGGTAAAAAAGATAATGAACTTGTAAATTGGTTATTGAAAAATAAGCGGTACATGCTCGAAAACATGACTACTACATGGTTAATGGGCGCAAATGGACAAGGCGGTATTCCACAGGCAATACAAAAAAGAATTGATGGCAAATGGGTTAGTTATCCTAATTGGGTTGATCAAAAAATAGATAGGGAAGCCGTTTCAACTGATAACGCTGGAAGAACTTCTGGGGCTGAATTAGTTAGAAGATTACCTAATGTATTCAATAATGTATCCGATGCGGACTATCTGGGCCAATTTGTTGGTCCTGATGGCAATCCTATTAGAGGTAGAAAAGAATCTGGAGCTAAAGCTGTTGCAGAAGAATCTGCATTTGATATTATTAATAAAGATCTTGCTGAAGAGGGAGAAATTTATAATGCTTTAAGTACTAATCAGCAACGTCAAGGTTATGAGATATTAAATAATTTTGCCGCAGAATTTAGTAGGCAATCAGAAAGAGGTAATGTAAAATATAGTAAAGTAGTTAGAGAAGCAATAAATGATATTCAAAATTTACCTATTAATGTTAAAAATGAATTAATTGGTCCTGATGGAAATAGATTTGTAGAATTTGCTAAATCCGTTAAAAATTCCGGGCAAGTTGAGAAAAAGTTTAATACTAAGTATAAAAATATAAACATACCTGAAGAATCTAAAACAAAAATCATAGCCGCTATAAAAACTCTTTATAGATATTATGAAAAAAATCCTTTGGGCGTAAAACTTATGAATTTAGGGCCAAGAAAAGGAGAAAATTTTGAAAAATATGCAAATAGAACGGTTTTTAATGCTCTATCAAAGGATCAATCTGTAGCATTAACTTTAGGTATAAATGTTAATACATTAGGATGGACAACGCCTTTAAAAAAAGAAATAGCTCAAGGACATATTAATGATTTTATTGAGAACGCTAAAAAATTCTTAACAACTGGCAAAAATAAAATAAGTGAAGATCAAGCTTTGCTAACCCTAACTAGGTTATTTAGTAGATCTTTTGCTTATGGATCAGGGCAAAGTTTATATGGAACTCAAACTGATTTTTATAATGAATTTTTAAAAGATAATAAAAATTTCGCATTAAAAGATCTCGGCGGGAAGAAGTTTACTATAACGTATAAAGGAAATAAAATAAATAGAGAGATATTATCGCAAGCAGCAACAGCAACGGATATTTCGAAATATATAGAAACAGGGGATTTAAGTAACATAAAATTTAAAGAAAGATCTGCAGCCACAAAACAAGCTAAGGAAGATCTTAAACAAATGATTGGGATGCTGGAGGGCATGTATAAGGCCGGAGCCTTGAGTAATGAACAATTAGGACTTATATTTAAATCATTAGGTGGTTCTATGAATTCTGTATTAAAAACGTCTTCTGAATTAAAATACGTAGCAGAAAGAGACGGCTATAATTTAGATCCTGAAAAATGGGTTTATGAGCACACACCTCCTTCTTCTTACTTATCTAGAATTGCAATGGGTATTATAACCGGTAAAGATTCAATGTCTATTGATGACTTTATGAATAAACTTGTTAAAAATTCATATGTGGCCATAATTCCTAAAGAAGTTGATAATGTAATAAATACTTTATATAAATCCACCATGCCATTTAACTACTCAATTGGCGATAACCCATTGATTAGATATTATGATGTAGGATTTAATGGTTTTGCAATACCTGCTTTATATGATTTAGAAACAAAAAAATTAATTAGCAAAGAAATTTTTAGAAATCAATTTAATTCTCCTAATGTTTTTGAAACTCAAGATGCAGTACTAAACTCGTTGGACATTGGCAAAAAATCAAAAGGTATTTCAGTATTTGATTTTGATGACACCGTTGGACTCACGAAAAGCAATGTGCTATACACAATGCCTGATGGTTCGAAA